CATAAAAGAAATCGTTGTCACAAAAGAAGAAATGAATATAACGCTAGACTTTTAAGGGTTTAGCGTTATTTTTGTATTTTGGTCGAAGTGATAATGATTAGTTAGAGTAAAATACATTTTTTTTAGCTTGGATTTTAAATCCAACCTTTCGGAGCAAACAAAAAAACCGCCAGCGTACGCCAGCGGTCAAGTGTAATTAAATTTTTGATTCTTTCTATTTTATTTAGCTGTAATGAGCCCGTCAGGCTCTACTGTAAATTCAGGCTTATCAGCCATGCGACCGTCAGGAAGTAGCAAGTACCAGCCATCGTTATATTTAACGAAACAATCTGATTTCATATCGCCATTAACTGCATCGAGGTAGTACCACTTGTCATAGTATTTAACCCAGCCAGTGACCATAGCGCCATCTCTGCTGAAATAGTACCATTTTTCATTGATTTTATTCCAGTCAGTGGCCATTTCGCCTGACTCATCAAAGTAGTACCATGTTCCATCAGGGCGTTGTTTCCATTTTCCAGCAAGCATATAGCCATTTTCATCAAAGTAGTACCAGGTGCCATCAATTTTTTCAAATTGGTCTTTAGGATAAGACCCATTAGCTCTAGCGTACCAATAGCCAGTATCGTTATTTTGCCAACCAGTCTTCACTTCTTCAGCTTGAGCATCTGGATTTGTCAAACGGTAAGCGTAAAAGTAAGGTTGACCTGCTGCATTCCAGATAGCGTCATGATTGTTAACTGTGATACCATTTCTTGCATAGTTACAATGAATGATATTATCTGAGTCAACGAACATACCAGTATGGCCACCAGCACCAGCTGAATATCCACGTCTTCCATAGATGAAGATATCCCCACGCTGAGCGTTCCATTCTTGGTTTTCAGCGATCAACTCATATCCATTGTTAACTAACCAGTCATGCTCATACTCTGTATTGACTGCCCAGCCAGCTGATGAAGCACCAGCACTTCTTAAAGCATAATATACTGAACTTGAACAGTCATAGCTATCAGGACCGTCACGGTCTTCCATGCTGTAATAGACTTGTCCTTCTCGTTCACGCATCCATGCAATAGCATCTTCAATATTGATTGTCATTTGTATTTTTTCCTTTCTTATGGTAAAACGCCCGGCCAAGGCTCACTCGTTAAGTACGAGATAGAACTTACCCGAATATCTCCGATATCACGGTCTGTTGGTACAGGGTCAGTAAACTGGAAGCGTAGCATGTTGCTATCTCCAGCGCCTCCAAGATACCAAGTGCCATACGGGACACCCTTATCGTTGTAAATGTTTCCTATTAAAGACCCTTCAGAGCGAAAACCAATAGGAACACCACCAAGTCCTAGAATGTAACAGTTTCTTTCCCTGTCGCTCCCTTGAGCCTCGTATCCTACGCCACCTCTACGAATGACACCGAACCAACCCCAACTCAATCCGCCGAATTGGTATGTTACGGTGTCATTTTTGCGTCGAACTTTTAGATATGAGTTTCCGAGTTTAGACTTAATATTCAGCGTCCGCCAGCCAGTATCACCAGTCAATACTTCCCACCCTTGATTTCCGCTTCCTTGTCTCTTTATCCACTTGAGAGCTCCACTTGTAACAGCGGTATCTACATAGGTTGTACCTACTGGAGCGGTAACCTTGCCGTTTGGCATACCTGTACCGTGGATCTCGTACTCATTTACTTGTCCAGTATTGCTACTTGTTGAAGCTGGAAGTACAACACTACCACCACCATCAGATAAGATAAGAGTATTTCCTGATAATGTCAATTTTTGAGGAATACCCACGCCATCACGACCATTCTCACCTTTAGGACCAGTTAAACCAATAGGCCCTTGAGGTCCAGCCGGTCCAGTTTGTCCGATTGGTCCTTGTTCCCCACGCTCCCCCTTTTGTCCGTCTTGCCCTCGTTCGCCTTGCAAGCCTTGAGGTCCGATAGGTCCTTGAAGTCCGTCCGCCCCTCTAGGTCCAGTATCCCCTTGTGGTCCACGCTCTCCGTTTTCTCCTTTAGGTCCAATAGGCCCTTGAATACCTTGTAAACCTTGTTGACCGGTCAATCCTTGCGGGCCTTGTGGTCCTATTGGTCCACGTTCGCCGGTTTCTCCCTTGTCGCCTTTTGGTCCGGGCGTTAACGAGATATTGCGCAATTCTTCCTTCGTAGCAAAACCGCTTGTGTCGATTTTCGTTTCAAGCACTTGTAAACGTCGAATAATCTCCGAATCGTCAAACGTTGCGCCCTCGACATGAATATTCTTGATTGCTTCTTCTAGTTCAGCTTTCGTTACAATATCAGTTACAGCGACAATTCTTTTTGTTTTTTTCTCGATAACGGGCAATTCGCTGTGTTTGTCAATTTCAGATACACGAACCCCAAACGAGAATTTAAGAATATCTGCCGATTGCACTACTTTTTCAGCATAAACAAAACCTTCAACGATTTCATCGGTTGTAATTAAGCTGGTATCAAACGGAATAGATGCGATATTATCTTCAACCACTCCGACAACTTCCAAGAAACGATTTGTCGTTTTAAAGTGGAATAAGACGATAACTTTTCCAGCGTTTACGTTATTCAGTCGTAACTCGATGAATGCGTTGTTTTTATCGTGTGAATAAAATTCTTCTTTCACTCTATCCGAATTATCTCGGACGTTGACACAAACGCCAGTTTGTCGTTTAATAATTTTTTTCAAAGGTTGCCCCCTTTCATACAAAATAAAAAGGAAGCCATAAGGCTTCCCTTTTCTAGTCTTCACTTGGTTCGTGATATTCAAGCGCTCTGTCGCTATCTGTGATGCCAGCAGTCGTTGGATCAGTAACCACACCGAGCAAAACAAGGATATAAACAAATGTATTCACACCGTCTTGATAATTTTGTGGAATTTCAAATCCGAATTGTTGAGCCATGAGGAATACTGCTCCCAAAAGAGCGATAAGCGTTACTTTATTTTGTAAACGTAGTTTCCAGTTAATCTTGTTCATTGTTGTTCTTCCTTGATTTCTAGTTCGAGAAACTTCTCAAACAATACTTTGACCGCACCGTTTCCGCCTAATTCAACGTAACTTTCATAGAGTTTGGAAAGTTCTTCGATTTCGTGCTGATTGGTGTAGCCACGCTTAATTGCCTTTTTTAAATTTTCTTGCAATCGAAAACGCTGTAATCGTTGCAATCCTTTGCCTATTAGTGTCAAATTCTCATTATTTTCTTTTCCAATTTTAGCAATTTCTGAAGTTGATTTCTCAAGGTCTTCAATTTTATCAGAAAGAGTGCCAATTTTCTTTTCAGTTTCTTTAGTGTTCTGAGTGCTTTTTAATGAAAAATAACTTGGAATTATAACGACTAAAACGGGCGTAAGCTTATCTATTAAAGTTAGAAAATCCAATCTAACCACCTTCTTTCTAATTGGTGGCTTATTGAACAGGTTGTGTTTCTAACTCGTTAGATGGTTTAGGCTCTGTCCACTTCCAGATACCAAGCTTACCGTTTTGTTCAAGACTTGCTAGTTCTTCAAGCGTTTGTCCTTGATAAGTGAACGCTTCATTGACTTGAACCATAACACGTTTACCTTCTTGATATTTTTCAACGTGGTTTGGATTTTCAAGCGTGAAAATTTCTTGCGATTGGTAAGTCTTGCCAGTTTTACCAAGATCAACCAATTCAAGACCACGCTTGAATACTGTTGGATTAAGTGGATTATCTGTATCAGTAACACGAGCCAATACTGCCCAATCTGCGACTGCTTTTACTTCTGCAATCTTAGCATCTTTCTGCTCAAGTTTTGCTTCGTAGTCTTGTGCTTGTGTGTGCAAGTCTTCTTGAAGTTTCTTCACACCATCAGCGGGATTTAATTCAGTAGCCACTTGACCGAGTACGGCTTGGATAAGGACTTCGTCTGTTTCGTTCACACGGTCACCGATTAAAACACGGTCAAAAGCCGTGTATGGTGCTTCTTGACGAATAGCTACGAAAGTACGATTATTTTCTTGTAAATATTTGTTTACTACTTTAAATGTCATATACTAGTTTTCCTCTTTTTCTTCTGTTTCTTCTGCTTCTGCTTGCAACTGTTGAAGTTTCGCTTGCGCTTCTTCGTAGAGTGCTTTGTAGTTAGCGCACTCAATCGTCTTGTTAGCAAGTTGAATTGCTAAGTCGTTAATAACTTTATCTGTTGTGTTCATGTTCTACCTTTCTAAATTCTGATGCCATAACGTCCGGGTGATCCGAGTTTGTTGCGTTTAAAATGAGCTTCAATCCCTGCGAAATTCTTATCGATTAAATCGAATAATTGTACTAGATTTGTACCTTTTATCCAAATTGTATTATTTATATTCAATGTCTCAACATTTCTAATTACATTATTGATATTATCAAAAATGATACCTTTAGGGTCATTGGCATTATACATCATTGCTATTTCATCACCATATAAGTTGACGGCTGTTGTATTGTCGTTTGTATTCCAGATTTGAATACCAGCAGAGCCATCATCCATGTTTATCCTACCATTCGAATTAGACATTAGAGCGGTATATGAACCAGGTTTATTGGAAATTGCACCAGCACCGAAAACAAGGTATTGAATAGGTCTGCCTACGAAATGGTTTACAATACCTACACCTTCCTTGTTCATCTCAATCCATCCAGTTTGCAAGTTAAAGTCTGTAACACCGTTTAGAGATGATAGTTTCCCACCTCGGATAATGTTAGCCGTCAATCCCTCTGCGACAATGTTCTTAGCTGAAATATTGATAATTCTAGCTTGACTTGCGTCAATTTCTCCGATATGTGCCGTGCCTATCTGAGCATTGCCAATCATGGATTTTTTAATAACGCCGTCCTTGATATAAGTTTTTTCTCCGACTGAGATTAGTCCCTCGTTGATTTTAACCGAGCCGTCAGGGTTTAGGTTGATAGCGCCTAGCACGTCGCCAGCACTATTCAGATTTTTAACAGACCACGAACCCGCAAGCTGTGTGACTTGTGTCCGTGTTGCTTCCGCCGTCTCTTGAGCTTGTCTAGCTTTCTCAGCCACTTCAATCGCTTTTGCTTGTGCATTTTCTGCTAGCTCTTTAGCCTCGTTTGATTTTTTATAGGCATCGTCAAATTGGCTTGGTTTGTACGGTCCAGTGTTTGAACCGCGAACCAAGATAGGTTCTTTGAACTCAACCCAACCATTCTTAGCTAAGAAGATATAAAATGGATAGTTTGCGTCCTCGCTAAAAGCAAAATCTTCTTGAACTGTGAAAGTCTTTTGAAATTCCTGCCACTCATTGAGAGGTGGTCTTTTTTTACCAATATCAGATGATAAAAGGATTTTATTTAAACCATGGTTTTTTACGTTAAAAGCAAAAGAACTGTCTGGATATTCTCTAATACGATACTTAAATCCGAGCGTGTAGGTTTCATCTTTGTAAATTTTCTTGACGTAAATAGGAAGACTAAACCCTGACCAGTTATAACTGGTAAGACCCTGTGCCTTGATTGTAAAGATACCATTATTGACAGAAATATCAGCTTTAGGATTGTTATTCCCGATAAGTGTGTGCTTATTCATTGTCATTGAATTAACAATCAAGTTATTATCATCTGTAACATACTTTCCGACTTCAGTCTGAAAAACTTGGTCGCTCATAACTAAGCGTGAAGCATTCCTTGAAATATCACTCTCTGAACCACCCAAAATACGCTCATAGAGTTGGCTCGTTTCCTTGACTCTTTGGAAGTCTGCTTCATTGACCTTACCAGACACTTGACTAGCAATATTAGCAAATCGTCCGTCAATCCCTTGTTTGTAATCGGCTAGTTTTGCCTCGTTATCTCGTTTGAGGCTTTCAAAGCGTTGGTTAATGCCTTCGACATTTTCAAGGTAAGTGCTTTTTGCTACAAAACCATTTGCGATTGTTTCACGGATAGCGCTTGTCTTCTCGTCTGTTTCTTCTTTGACATACTTTTTCAATTCGGTTTGAGCAGTCGATAATGCGCCACCAAGTTCAGTGTTAGTAATAAATTGGATGTATGCTTGGTTTTTAAAATCATCAAGATTTTGTCTAGTTGTATCAACTAACCCTTTTACTTGCTCCACTAAATCAGCACTTGCTCCAGCCTTTTTCAAGGCTTCTTCTGCTGTTGCTTTGGCTTCGTCAACGCCCGAAAGATTGAGATTTTCAAAACGCTTGCCGATTTCATCAATAATTTCTTGGTCTGTGTTGCTTCGGATAACTTCTTCCCAAACTTCACCCGTCCAACGTAGCATGATTGTTTGCCCCTCATGCTCAGGGTTTGGTTTGAACCATATATCATTAATACCGACTTTTCCAACGTGTGCTTTTGTTGGATCATTCGCACCGTACCAGTTACGGTTTAGACCGTTTGGAGTTGGTAAAAAATCAGGCAAGTTTTTAATTAAGCCGTTAAAACTAGACGAAATCAATTCATCTGCTTTCTGACTAGCGATATTTTGGATTTTAGCTTCGTTACTTTCTGAAATCCTATCACCAAGTTTGATGTCGCTTGATTCATTGTTCAAGCGGTTAAACGTGATTTCAAAAATACGAGTGTCATAATCTAGCTTCTTATCGTGTCGTACAACTCTGATAGTGTCACCAATGTTGACATTTTTCAAGTAAACCGTTGATGTTTTTAATGTCAACTGTGGTCTTGAAGCATTGACTAACTGTTCATACGTTCGACGAATTAGAACGTTAGCATCTTCTTCTTCTTCAAAGACTGCAAAGCCAACTTTTGCTCGCATTGTTCCGTCTGCGTTCTTGATACCGTATTTTTTCGTCATTTCGGGCAGTTCAACGTATTTCTGCCCTTTTGGTTTGTCAACTGGTGCGCCTTTTGCTTTCTCCCAAACGACATCCTCAAAGGTCACTCTGCGCCCATAACCAGCGTGTCCGCCTTCGCCACTTGGTGCGCTGACTTCTTCACCTTTACCACGTCCAATAAGCGCAGTAAATAGATTGGTGCGCTCTACCTCTTGCAAGATTTGTAAGGCATTGTGTCCATAAACAACACGCTTACCCGTTGCTTCGCCTATTCTTTGTTTGAAATCAATATAGCGTGCGCCAATTTTATTGCCGTTCATCTCAACGAAAAACTGCATTTCTAAATTCCAAACTTGACAAACCTTTTTTAAAGCTTCAAAGGTTGAAATATAGTAAAAGTTTGTTGATCGTTGACTTGTTTCACTAACAAAACGTGCTTGCCAGTTTGTACCTCGTAATAAATCTTCAATAACTGGTCTAGCAAATGAATTTTTAGGGCGTTTATCTAAGACTACCGACTTTCTTAATTCCTCAATACCAGACTGAACGCCAATTAAAGTAGTAAGTTTCTCCGAGAATTTTTGCGCAATATAGAAAAAGTGGAATTTGTGCGCATCTTCGATTGACTGAATAGCCATATATTCCACTTGTTCCAATTCTTGCGCCGTCAAGTCTTTCATTTCAACGGTCAAGCGATCTGATACATATTTTTCAGTCGTTAACGTGAATTTTTGGAGGGCTGACTTGATCGCATCTTTTTTGACGAGTTTTATTAGATTTTCGTTTTTATCAAACAAATATATCATCGTCGTTCATCCCTCCATTTCACCTCTTTAACCGTTGCATTCGTCGCTGAAACGGTATCACGGTTTCTGACCTTGAAATTCTCAAAGTCGCTAAATAAATCTAGTTCACTCAGAATACTACGGTTCTTATACAAGGCTTTTACTTCTTCTGTTTCAAACAAGATTGTAATATCTTGATTGGCGTCATAAGCACCAGTAAATGAAATTGTTTGTCGTCCGTTCGTGATTTTGACTGTGTTTGTTGTCTTCGTTGTAGTAACTACGATTTTTTCGGGTGTTACTTCAAACACACCCGACAACTCAATCTGTCCGACTGAAGCTTTCAACCGTGATTTCTTATAGCCGTCCGGAACTAACAAAGAGAAACGGCTGACAATGCTTTTTGTGTTTTCTTCAAACGAATCAGCACCGCTAAAAATTGCGTAATAAGTGAAATTCGGTTCATCCTTGAAAGTTACTTCAAGCGTTTTTGAATCGTTGTTTGTCGTTCGCAAAAACAAATTCAGTTTATCGAATTTTTCTCGAAGCGCTTCACTTGTTTCGGCTTCTAGTTGGTATTTAATTTCAAGAACCCTTGCCGGCTCTGAAATATCTTCGATCCATACGCCACGACGTCCGGCGATAGAGGTCATTTTGACCTCTTGCCCGACTAAACCTCTACCCGATACCGAAAGTTGTCTATACCCGTCCACAATCTCGTTTACGGGTGTTCCGTTTATACTCATGTTATCGCTAGGCTCGAAAGCCACGATGTCGTTATGTTTTTCTAATCTTGAATATCCATACATGGTTTTCTACCCTTTCTAATAACTTGCTAATGTTAATTCCATTTCTTGAGCGCTTGTGATGTCTTCAGTAAACGCTCTGTAAGTCGTGTTACCCATTTTAAGAACGATGTCCGCAGATTGTTGTCCGACTGTGATTGTACCGCCGTTAAAATCTACTGATGTATCATAGCCTGTCAAACGTCCTAATTGGCCGTCTACGGCGTTTAATTCGCCTTGTAATGTTCCAGCTAGGTCTTTGCCAGTAAAGGCATCAATCGCCCCTTGTGCCATGTTTCCGACTGATTTCATGACTGCGCCAGCTTGACCGTTGACACCAATGATGAAACCTTCGTCCGTGTATTCCCCGAATTGACGGAAAACTCGTGAAGGTGAGTGAATACCAAGCAAGCGTTTAGCACCGTTGATAGCGCCTTGAACTGCGCTAGTAACTGAGTTAATAAGAGCACCCGCCGCACTTCTAACACCGTTTACAAATCCCATAATCAGATTGTAACCAACGTTTACAGCACTACTTGCAAAACTGCTAGCGCTTGAAATCGCATTACTAAAACTGCTTGAAACAGATGATACAATTCTAGGACCAGCGCCAGTAATTGTGCTTACTAGGTTGTTCCAACCGTTAACGACTGCATTCTTGATGTTTTCGACCGCATTTGACACGGTTGATTTCACATTTTCCCAAGCACTCATGATACTTGATTTGATATTATCTAAAGCACCTTTCAAATATGAAACAATATTATTCCAAACGTTCGTGATCGTTTGTTTTGTCAATTCAATAGCGTTTTGAATAGTAGTTTTAACGTATTCCCAAGCGCTCATGACTGCGGATTTAATACTTTCCCAGATTCCAGATAAGAATGTAGTAATAGCATTCCACGCTTCGCTAGTCCGTGCTTGGATAATCGTCCAAGCGTTAGAGATTGCTTCTTTTACAAGGTCAAAGTTACCAGTCACAAGTCCGTAAATGGTAAGCAAGACCGCTGCAAACGTAGCTTTGATAATCTCCCACGCTGAACTAAAGACTGTGCTGATAACGGTCATAGCTGACTGAATGTAAGCCCAGATAGATGTCAAAGCATTCGTTATAATCGTTGAAATAGTCGTCCAGATTGGTTCAATGAATGCCATGATAGCGTTCCAAGTTGTATCCCAAAGTGTTTGAACAGTTGTTAAAGTGGTATTAATAACTAAGTTGATAGCGTTCATTCCCGTGTCGATAGCATTCTTGATGAACTCCCAAACTGGAACTACAACCACGCTTAAAACGCTCCACGCTGCTTCCCAAAGTGTTTGAAGAAAAGCCAATCCTGAAACAAAAATCTGAACAAAACCATCCAAATACTGTTTAATGATGTTTTTGATGTTTTCCCAAAGGTTGCCTGTTGTTTCTTTGATTGTTTCCCATGCACCAGACCAGTCACCATCAATAATCTGCAAGACTGCCTTGATAATTCCTAAAATAAAATCAAGTCCAGCGCCTATTGTTGATTTAATCAACTCCCAAACAGTTGAAACGAATGTAAAAATAGCACTCCAAGCGCTTTTGGTTATCGGTTCAAAGAAATTAGTCACGGTTTCGACTACTGTTTTAATAGCGTTCCAAACCTTAGTCGCCACACGTTCAATCAGTTCATGGTTTTCTTCCCACCAAGAAGTCATTCTGCCCCAGATGTCTTGGACAAAGCTAGATACTTCTTGAACAACACTAGTAACTGTGTTCTTGACTGCTTCCCATGCTGAATTGACCTTGTTTCTGAAGTCTTCGCTAGTGTTATACACTCCGACTAAAACAGCAATCAAAGCCGTTACAACTGCAATAACAATTAGAACGGTACTACCTACTGCCCCGATTGCTCCAGCTAGTGCGCTAAAGATACCACTTCCACCCTCTGCGAATGAAAATAGACCTGATAAGCTAGAAACAGCCCCGCTTATAACTTTAAATGCGCTAATCATTTTAGCAACGCCAGAAGCAACTGAACCAATAGCAATTAGTGCCGGTCCAGCAAGCGTACCAATCAAGCCAGTCCATTTTTGCCACGGTTCAAGTGGTAAGTTATCCCAGATTGTCAAAAGAACTCTTACCACGTTATCCTTGAAAGTCAAAATCGTGTCTTTCAAGTCTTCCATTAAACCAGCAATATCCGCTTCATCGTGTCCAAGACCAGCGACAAAGTTTTCTGCCGCTGCTTTCATTGCATAGAATGAGCCTGAAACTGTTTCGCTCGCTTCTTTAGCAGTCGTTCCAGTAATTCCTAGCCTATCTTGAGTGATGCCGATAGCTTCAATCAAAGTATGGAATGGAATATCCTTCACGTTTTGCGCTGTCGCTTCAAATTCTCCATTTAAAACGCCTGACTCGTTGACAAGTCTAGCCATTTCTCCAGCAGTACCACCATACAGTACATATTCGTCATAATTCGCTAAATTATGACCGTCTTTTTAAGACTGCTCTATGTCGCCATAGAGATTAGACTATCTCTTATGTATTAAATACACCCTAGCGCTTCGGCTCGCTTGAGCCTACTCTACTCCATTAAAAAAACACCCTTTCGGATGATCTTTCTGTTTCGATAGTCGTTACACTTTCAAGATTTTAGAACGTTTCCCGTCCTTGTAAGAAAATTTATACCCTCTCGTTCTTCCACGTCTTCCGATTGTGCCTTTTTCTAACATTAGAGAAATATTAGAAACAGTACAATCAAAATGTTTAGCAGTTTCAGAAATACTATCAAATTCCATTGTGTCTATCACACCTAGCCACGCTAAATGTCCGCCACCTCTTTTATTTCTTTCTTCTGCAAATCTTGTTACTACGATTTGTTCGCTTCTAACACCTACTGTTTCAAAACGAGAATTGTTTTCTGAATAAGTTGCCCAACGCAAATTTTCAATAGAGTTATTTTTTCTATCGCCGTCAATATGGTCAACCGTCAATTTGTTTTCAGGATTAGGTATAAATGCCTCGGCGACCAATCTATGAATTGGGACTTTTTCAGATTTACTATTTTTGCATAAGTCAACTATTAAATATCCATTTTGTTTGTTCGTGAATGGTTGCTTTATGTGTCCAGTTTTGTCATTTCTGACTTCCCCAGCCTCATTTATTGAATAGTTGTCATTTCTTTTTATTTTCTTCCACATTGTTTTCACCTCGTATTTGATAATTTTATTTTATCATACATACGATAGGAAGTCAACTAAAATCTTGCTTAGCACGGTATTACCTAAGCTACTCTTAGGGTTTCACCGTTTTCACTAGGTTTATACTCGGCTATGGTTTTTCTACCGAGTTTCAAGTTATCCAACATAGTATAGTTGTCCTTCGCAAAACCTTGATATGCGTTTTGAATGTCGGACATATTTGTGCCCATCTTGTTGGCGTTATCTGCCATCTGTACGAGTGCTTTATCCGCATATTGCGCAGCCTTTTCGGTATCACCGCCCAAACCTTGAAGCAAGGTTGCAGAAAATGACGTAACTTGTTGCATATACTGATTTGCTGATACACCAGCGGTTTTGAACGCATTGTTTGCATTGGATAGAACGCTTGCGCCTTTGGCTTCCATTGTGTCATACATTGCTTGCGCTTCTTTTGCTGTGATGTTGTATTTTTTAGCAAGTCCAATAGCACTTGTACCGTTATCTTTAAATAGCGTTTCAACACCGCCTAGACTTTGTTCAAGGTCAGCAAATGATTTGACAATACCACCGACAGCGCCAACAACTGGAGTTGTAAGCCCAGCGGTCAAACCAGCACCCACTTTTAGAGAAGCCATACCAACCGCTGAAAGACTACTGCTTATCTTATCTAAACTTGAGCCAGTCTGATTTTTCATGCTTTGAAAAGCCATCTGCGCTTCTTTCATCCCTCTAGCAAAATCAGAAACATTGGCTTTCAGTATGGCGGTAACATCAAAATTTGTTCCCATGAGTTACCCCCTTTCTTTCATAGATTGATTGAGCCTTCTGTTTCTATCAGCAAGGCTCAATCGTTTGTTGTTGACTTGCTTGACTTCTTCTTTATTAAAAATCTTGTCAAACTCGTCTTTATGATTGTAAAAATCGTCGAACGTCCTATACGCTGACCTTGCGCTTTTGCCTTTTCCTTTAGTTGCTTGGACTGTTTGATTAAACCACGCTTGAATTGCTGAATTATATCGTCTATCTTCCTGTTGAATAAGGTAAGCAGTATTATAGATTTCAAATTCTTCAAGCGTGGTGCGTGATGCTTCTTTGAAAGTCATATTATGTCTTGCAATAAGCAAGGCTATTGCTTCATCATAGCCAAAATTTGAACCTTGATTTTCCCTTACTCGACTAGGTTCATTGCTTTTTTGAGTAGGGGAGATGCTTTTAACTCAGCCACAATTTCGTTAATTGTCTTGTCGTATTCGTCATTCAAAATCAAATCTTCCAAGAATTTTTCGATTGCTTCATTGCTTGGTTTTTGTGCTTCGGTTACTGTTCCAGCTTTGATGATGTCCACAAAAGCCATTGGATCATTAAGCGCTTGTCCAGCGTTGAGCAAGGTCATTGCACCATATCCAGTTTTAATTCCTTCCAATTCAGCAGAATGAAGCTTGTTCATTTCTCGTAAGAAGCCAAGACCAAAGCGTAAAGTGTAATCACGTTCTCCAATTTTTAAAATCATGTTTTGTTTCTCCTTTTAAGTAAAAAAATAAAGGGCAAATGAATGCCCTTGTAAATACCACTATTAAACCGGAACGCCTGATCCGTCTGTTTCTTTTTCAAGTGTGTGGTAGTTGTATTGTGCGCTTGCGACTGCTTGTTTTTGTGTTTCTGTCAACTTATCTGTATGCAAGATACCGTTTCCGTCAATAGCGACTTCGTAAGACAACTCAACCTTGTCGTCTGACGGTGCTGACAATTCAAAGTTTTTAAAGTAGCCTTGATAGTATTCTACATCGTACTTATCAACACCTTCAACTTGTTTCTTACTTGCAAGGTCAACAATCCAGCATTCGATTTTATCGTTTGCTTTAAACCATTTGCGCATTTCTTTCCACATATTCACCGTGTCGCCATCTTCACGGTAAGCAAGTGATTTAAACTCTCCACTTGTTTCACCATCTGAAATTGAGTTAACGACACCGTCTTTAGTTTTGGTACTTTCTACGTTCTTTTCTTGCTTGATAGAAAGTTCAGATTGGAAACGTACCTTACCCGCATCTTGTTTAGTGCGGTCAGCGTAGCGACGGAAAAAGGCAATAACGTCTTTCCCCAAAATTAATTCTGCCATTTATTTATTTCTCCTTTTTGGTGTAATTAAAAGTAAAGTCCAGCACGATATGAAGTAACGGCTGAACATCTGTATTATCTGCGATGACTTGTTTTTCTGTTGTTCGATGATTGAAGTTATATTCATACCCTTCTTTCAAATGCTTCAATACACTTTCAAGATAGGCTGAAATGTTGTCTATTTTGGCTCTCTGTGCTCGTATTCCGTATATATGGACTGTTTGCCTTGCTGTACCGATCAAGTCGTTATTGGGCGTGTCTGAGCCGTTATTTTCACCAACATAGACAAACGGATAACTTGCTTCAGCATCGGGAAGATAATCGTATGTATTAACCCTTGCATTGCTGATAGCAAATATCTTTCTGAATAGATCGTGATTAGGTGTCATTGAAATACTCCTTTCATGACGTTTGTCATATCTTGTTGAAATTCCGGCGTAATCTGTTCAAGCATTGGTCTGAAGTGTGGTTTGCCGGCCATGTAGCGTGTGCCGTATTCTTGATAACCCGTATAAGATGCGCTACCTGTTATCCATGCTTCCATACCGTGATATGAAACATTGATATGACGTTTTAAAAAGCCGGTATCTCTAGGCGCTAAATCTCTAGCAACCTTTTTCCCTTTTTCAGCCTTGTTTTTCAACACTTGAATAGATTGTTCAACTGCTTTCGGGTGAGCGTTGTAAATCGTGCTTGTTAGCTTCTCTAAACCGTGCCATTCAATACTTGCGCCCATTTATACCTTGACCGTCCTTTTAAGTCGTACGGCGCTTTTAGAGGCTTCTACGCTATCAATCGGTTCATACTTGAAGCCGTCATAAATTGCATACAAGAACGGTTCTTGTTCTTGCTGAAATCTGCATATCATGACGACATCTGAACGACTGCCGTATAACTCGAAAACCTTTGCTTTTTGAATAAAATTCACAAAACACGGTACAACTTCGGATTGTTCAACTTGATTGTCGTAGCTATCCGTTTCCGGATTGTACTTAGCAACGCCTTTACCTCGGACAAGCGTGATTCTGTGCGGAGTTTTCATAGAAAGATTGCCTTTCCTCGTTGACGCTGTGAACCGTCAAGACCAAAATCCTTATTTAAGATAGCCATATAAGGCTTGAATAGGTTATCGAAGTCTTGATAAGTGACTGAATAGCCGTCAACGGTTTCACTAGACACGCTTTCCGAACCTTTGCGCCCGTAAAGTTTATAAACAACGTTTTCAATCATGAAATTATACTTAGATTCGATATATACCGAACCAGTAAGCGATTTGAAGTAGCTTTCAGCATCTTCAACTAGGTCATTTAACAAGTCATTTTCTTTTGTGTCGGCAAGGTCAATACCCAACCGACGCTTGATTTTAGCAAGTTGGGCATTATCCATGCTTATTCTCCTGCTTCTTCTTCGATTTCTTCAACGGGTTCAGCTTTAGGCAATACAATGTCGCCCTGCGCTCCGTCTGATTCGATTACGCCTTTTTTAAGTAGCGTTTTAATGCGAGCATCTGACACATTCAAGTCAAAGCGAGGGTAAACCTCGCCAGCTTCATAAAATCGGTTGTTGTCTTTGGTATCAATAATATTTCTAGTTACTATATAAGCCATTGACTCCCCTTTCTAATTTTTAAATTAGACGTTTTCAGCCGTAGCAGTCAAGCGAGCAAAAGCATTGTCTTTTGTAACTGCAACCGCAATGTCCATTATGCAACGAATTGCAACCATTTCTTGTTCGTATAGGTTGATTGGTTCGTTGTTTGCGCCTTTGATTGTTGAGATTTGAGCATCTTCTGAAATCTTGTAGTTAATGTTGTAAGGAACACCATAAATAAGGTTGTCAAAGTTACCAGCGAACAAATCACCTTTCTTGAACTGTTTAGATTTCATATCAACAACAACTGTACCGTCAAGTTTGTTTGTGTCTTTGTCGTAAATTGTTTTCTTGTCACCGTCGCGAGCATCACGAAGCGCTGAACGGTTTGACAAGCGAGATACAAAAGCGTTGAAATCTACGTCTTTATCTAGCAACTTGTCTTCAAGTTTCAAGATATTTTCATAGTTTACTGGACCAGTAATAACGTTTTCAGCGGTTTTGGCAGCCTTAGCTACTGAGTTAGCAAATGGTGATTCAAAACCAAGTAAGCCGGCTTCGTCAATTTTAGTGTAGAACGCTTCAACGATCTGTGGTTTCATTTCTTCAAAGAATTTTTCCCATGTATAGTTGAGAACTTCACGAGAAGCAACAAGGATAATACCAAGTTTTTTAGCACGAAGCGTAACTGGTACAATTTCAGGTTTGTCAGTCTTGATTTTTTCTGTTTCATTAACCCAGTAAGCTGAAACGCCGTCTGTTTGAACGTAAACAGTTTTTTCTTGTTTTCCGTCCATTTCATGATATTTACCAAGTTGCATTACAAGTGAGTTGTTAGCAACTTCTTTCATGATGATATCTGTAAATTCTTTGTATAAAGTTCCGTCTTTCTTTTCTGATACCAAAACTTTATCCGGTGTGAATGTTTGAATTGTCATATTGTAAAATCTCCTTTAGATTAAATAATTCTTGAACTGCGGAAGATTTCTCCGCTTGATTGAGTCTTAGAACCACCAAAAGCAGTACTTACTGCGGGCGGTTCTGATTGCGTGTATTCAGATTTGATTTCACTAATAATGCTTTCAAAGTCTGAAATAGCTTGAAGTGTGCCGTCTGCCGTATCTTTTACGACAAAAGCAAGGACACGATCATTTACAGGCAACTTACGACTTGATAGAGTTTTAATAGCTTCATCTGTCAACTCTCGCTTGGTTTGTTCTTTCTCTAAACCAGCGATTTTATCAAGTAACGATTGCTTTTCTGCTTCGGCTTCTTTTCTGCGGTATTCTTCGAGTTCTTTCCCCGATAATTCAGTTTCTGCTTTGTATTTTTCCAAAGCCTTTGCAATAGCTTCTTGTGTTGACTGTGCATGCTTTTCCTCAGCTTGCTTAAGTCGTCTTTGCATCTCTGCAACTGATACTGTCTTTTCAGGTTCTTGTTTTGGAGTGCTAGCTTGTTCCTCAACCGTAGGTTCCTGAACTTGTGTATCAACTGTCTGTGTTTGTTCTTCTGCCATATTGGCTCCTTTCTCTACGCTTTTACGAGCAACCTCCTCGAACTCATGCGCCTTTTTATGTCGTAAGCACGGTTTGGACATAAGCGCACCGATGGACTCGAACCACCCGCCAGATTTCAAGACTCGAACTTGATTAACCCGTAAGATAGAATTGAACTATCTTCCCTTCATGCGCATATAAAAACCGTATAGGTTATATACGGTTAAAAATCTTTATTAAATTCATCTAGCGTGCTTCGTCCGTCTTTGTACTTCATTTCAATATGTCCATACGCTGAGCATCTACAATTAGGGTGCATAGGAAACATATTCACGCCTTTTTCAACTTTATCAATGGGTACTGCCGTGTTATTTAATGGCCTACATATGTCACAAGCGCCACTTTCAGCAACAAAAATCATGTGTGTAAAGCCGTTATCTTGCAACATAGCGTGGTCTGTGTCAGCGTTTATTCTTGCTATCTCGGTTTTAATCAACCGTTTAGCGTTATACTCACTTGTCCCGTACTTATTAGCAAGTCGCTTCATCTCTTTTTGGTAGCCGTTCATATCTGTATAGATACGATTTAAAGAAGCGAAAACATCTCTTTGAAGCATAGGTTGTAAGCCTGTTTTCCCCCAAACACGACTAGAAAAAGATTGCCCGTAAAAATCAGCGTCTAAAATCGCTTCTATGCGTTTTTTCGCTCCACTTGAAGAAATACCCAAGATACCCGCTTGACGCTTGTATTCGGCTAAATATTCGCTCCTGCGTGCCTTGTCAAAGACTTCATCAAGGTTACTTGTTAAACTGTTAATTTCAAGGCCTAATTCTGCCTTTAAAAGTTCCAAACGACTGACTTTCATTTTCAGATTGTAAACCCGTAGCCATGAATTAGTCTTATGACTGAAATCTTTCTCTTTGACGGCTTTTCTTGCCTTTTCTGCAAACTTCGTTACGTCAAATTCCGAAGCACGCTTCATTGCTTCTTGCTTCGTCAAACCCTCACGCCCAGCATAACCAAGATAAAACTTGTCTATCTGCGCTTGCAGTCTGTCATAGCTTTCTTGATACAACTGTGTTATCAGTTTGTCACGGTCTAAATCACGCTTGATTAGTTCAGCTTGTGCCTTACGCTCTGCGTTATATAGACGGTTAGCTTTCTTGCTCATTCATGCCACCTACTAACTGCATGATCTCGTTGTCACTTGCTCCAGTTTCTTTCAGAATGCGTGATTGCTCTGTCTTGTAATCTGTAAAGCTAGCGTTATTCATCAATGTTTCTTGTGACACCACTCCGCCAGCTTCGATATACGCTTTAATTTCATTCCATACATCTTGCGGAATGTTTGGATGGAAAGTGAAAGTTAGCTTACTAGCCTCAATCAACGGCTTATTGATAGCCTTGTGAATGTTACTAATCAACTCATAGCGACGGCGTAGAGCCTTTGTAAAGAACGTTTCCTTGTCCTTTCTGACTTGTTCAAGACCAATCATCTTATATAGCAAAGCAATTCCGGATGAAGTAGCATTGAAGCGGTCATCATCAAGATTAGGAATACGACTGAAACGATGAATGTCGTTTGCTAGTCGGTTCTTATATGCTTCTGTGCCGTTTACATCGTACTGTTTATAGATATATCCGGCATCTGCGCTTGTTTGTTGCCCGTTTGCGCTGATACCGGTTTGAAGTAGTAACGTGTTAGCGTCTTTCATCTTAGCGACACTATCAGTACTTGCACCGATAGCGTCCAAGTCGCCCTTGATAACAAGCATTGCATCGTTCAAGTCGCTCATGTAATTGGCTGTGTCAGACTGTCCGGCATCGTAAGCATCAATCAACGGGATTTCACTTTCAAAATCACCCATACGATAGCGATTGTTCCACCATTCGACAACTGGAACATCCTTGTATTCATGCTTCGTGATTTTATCGACTGCCAATTTTACCGAACCACTAGAAAATGGTTTAAAAGTGATAACTTGGTCTTTAGTATAGACTGTCATATTCACTTTATCCGCAAATACTGGAAGATGAACGGCGCAAATGATATTCTGTTCGACTGTTAAATCACGGATCACAAACATTTCAAGCGGACTGATAGAAACAACTCTATCTGCTCCGTCTTTATCTCGGAAGTGGTATTCAAAAGCACGCCCATAGATTGAAGCATCAAGGGCTAAATCGCCATTCAAGGCGTTAATATCGTTATCCCATTCGATTTCTTTAATCGTTTCAAGTTGTTTCTCGTCTGCACCCTCAAGGATACCAACTGAAACAGGGTTTCCGATAACATAGCTTGTAGCAAAACTAGAGATATATCCGCCCCATTTGTGACGTACACGATAATCTGCTTTCTCGTTATCAAGTCGTCTATGCCCGTTCAAAATACTGTAATTGTCGCCTTTAGCGTATGAAGATAGCACTTTCAAGCGTTTCTTCTGACTACTAAAGAACGTATCAATCATATCTCTAAAGGCTTTCTTACCGTTCGCAGTGTTTAGCAATTCATCACTTGAAGCATATCTGAATTGCTCGTTTGCGATTGTTCCAAAATATAGACTGTCAAACCTCGTCTTTGTGGTTGTGTCTATACCATGTTCAAATTCGTTTACTTTATCCACTCTTTACCTCCTAAACATCTTATTGATTTTACTGATAGCCTTGTCAACGTCCACGTCTTTTCTCGTTTGATATATCCTATCTTGCAAGGCGTAGCGTATAGCATCTATGCAGTGATTGTAGCTATCAACTGGTTCATTGATGTATTCGTTTGTCTTTCTGTCTTTCTTCCAAGTGTAATTTTCAAGTTCTTCAATCAACTTAACGCATCTTTCATCTACTATCCATTCATACTGTAACAAGTATTGGATACCTTGCATGACTGATCCAGCACCTTTCTGCACATCAATAACCCGAGGGATACCAAGGTTTCTTAGTTCTTGGTTTGATTTCTTTTCAGCGCTATCTGCCCGTATCTGCTCTTTAGCATATCCAAGTGCCTTGATTGCTTCGGCTATCTTGTCATTCGTCAAGCCTTTACGGACAAATTCCTCAACCACATATAAACGCTTGTTTTCGTCGTCTATCCTTACATGAAGCAAGGCTGACGGGTCATTGATAAAACCATAGTCAAGACCAAAATAAGCGGGTAGGTGTCCCCACTCGCTCTTATTAAGTAACCGTTTCTCATACTTAGGAAAAATCAGCTTGTCAAGTGTCGCAAACTCACCCAAAGCATAAATCTTGTAGTATGCTTCGTTCCTATTGGCCAGTTCTTCGATATTCTCGATTGTTACTTGATCTAAAAAGCGATTATCCTTGTATGAAGTATGATAAACAACTGTATTTTTTGGCTTCTTAACAAAAAAAGCGTTATACGTCCAGTTTACTTTCGATACAGGGTTAAACATCAAGAATATTTGTTTATTCAAATGTTTCTTATCCCGCAAACGCAAAGTCAACTGTGTATAATCATCTAGCGTAAATTCCGATGCTTCTTCCATGACGACATCTGACACGCCCTTGATTGACTTGATTTTTTCCGGATTGTCCAACCCTTTGAAAATAAACTGTGCGCCGTTCGGTAACTCAATGCGATATGCTGAATTATTGACCTTGCACTTATCTAGCAACTGCCAACTATCCAAGCATTGCTTCACATCTTCAAAGATTGAATCGTGAACCGTTGCGCCTACCTTACGAAGAAATAAAACCTTACGTGGATGCTTCCAGTTTTGGCAAGCCTTAAAGACTACCTTTTGAATGACACCGTGACTTTTCCCGCTTGAAGCACCCCCATAATGAACCTCTGTAAAGGTTGAATAGTCGTATAGCTTATCAAAGATATGTTTGTTAAAAACACGGCTAGGATGCTCGATAATGATATTTATTCTTGGCTTAGTCTTCATCATCCCAATCACCAACCTTTATATCAATAGTGCGTTGTGTGATTTCTTGTTTGTCAACGAATAAGCCGTAACGTTTGCCAAGGTCAACCGCAGCACTCTTTCTTGTTGACACGTTCGGTTTAGCATCCATGACTTTTTGATAGCCGTCACCGTCAAGGACTAATAAAGGCTCGGTCACTTCACCACGCATAACAGCCGTTAAAAATTCAAGCACTTCTTGCTGATCCGCGACACGTTCGGACTTTAGTTTTTCCAGTCGTTCGTCTATATAGGCTTTTACGTTAACATTGGTTAACAGTCTACTTCCCGCAGCTTTCGCCACTTCATCCTTTTTAATATTCGGATAAGCCTTTTTATAAGCCTTAGTTGCGTTTAATTCGATGATGTACTCATCGGCAAAAATCTTTTGTTTTTCGGTCATCCCATTTTCCACCACCTCTTTTCTATAAACAAAAAAGCCAGCTAAAAGCTGACTGATTTTCATAAGGACTTTTTAAAATGCAAGGCGACTGCAAAGCCTTGCGGAGAACCAATAGTATATTGTCTTTTTAAATTTATTTTTAGCAGTCATAAGGCGACGGCTGGAATCGAACCAGCGGAGCAAAAAGTTTGGAGAGCTTACCATTTTAAAATTAAAGAGATTATAGAACCTTACATCGCCGTAAAGGGCATTGCGCCCTTTAGTAAAAAATATATAGGAGTCTGTCAGCCTCTTGCTGATACTAACATAATATCACTTTAAAACTATCATTTACTTTCTTTACTATCAAAAGTATCAGTAATTTCTTGAATAGCTTTTTCTCTAGCACGTTGTATTGTTGCGCTGCTGCAATTCAGTCTTCTTTGAACTTCATCCCATTGAAGCCCGTCAATATATAGCAACCTCATGATAATGTTTTGGATAGGGTCAGAAAGACTTTCGATTGCTTTGATTAAATCATCTTGCTCTTGATATTCTCGTTCTATCTTCTGATAGATTTCATTAATTTTATCAACCACCTTAATATTTATGTCTTCGGTTCGATTATCATTTGTTGGTGATTTAGGCATACCGTCAAATGACTGCCCTTTAACCGTTCCAGACCTAAGACTAATAATCTCATGATGCAAAGACTTGATTTTAATATTCACATAAGGCAACTTCTTCAAACGCTTTTTAATATCAATCAAATTCATCTCTCCCCAATTAAAATATTTACTGGTATCTTGAAATAAGTTGCCACGTCTTCAACCTGATAAAGGTTAGGTTTTTTAGTTTTCTTTTCCCATTTCATTATTTCTCTGGAAGAGTAACCTAACTTTTTGGCTAGTTCACTTCTTGAAAGTTTATTATCTATTCTTTTTTGCTTCAACATGAACGCAAATCGATCGCATTGTTGGTCACTTAATTTTTCAAAATCCACTTTTATTAGTTGCTTACCATTTGGATTTTTCTTTTTATACGATGGTGAAGCATAAGAGCTTAGTGTAACAATAGCAATTCCAGTCTCTGCGCTGATTTCTTTTAACGTGCCACAAGTGATAAAGGTATCGCCTTTGTAAAGTGCATACTCTAATTCAAGCCTATCCATTTTCCAAATCCTCAATCAACCAATCAAGGTTCTTTCTGGCTTTCTTCAAATCTTCAAGACCATTCTTTTCTTTATATCGAAGTAAATACTCGACTGTTGTGCACCAGCGATGCGCTTCCATCTCTGCCTTGCCTTTGATGAAATTTCTCGTAACATCATTTACTTCTAGTCCATAAGTTCCGATGTAGTGATTTGGTTTATTTACGTTATCGCTCATCTTAAATCTCCCTCTTTCACGAATGAACCATCAATCCAGCGACCTTTACGGTCTTTGATTTCTTGGTAAGCAAGTTCAAAGCATTCTTCAAAGTTATATCCTAGCGATTTGCTTAGAGATTTTAACCATCTGATTGTACGTATCAAACTTAATTTACAAAAATCTTTAGAAGATAAGTCTTGGTTAATCTGAAAATCACTTATATTTCTACTCAAAAAACTAAAACATGTCATTACATCTCTATCATTTTCTGATGTTTCAAAAATCTGATTCACATCTTCCTTGATTAATAATGCCAATCCTACAATCACGACTGCACAATCTCCGATACTATCCTTCATAAGCTGTTCATTCTTCTTGAGATATCCAGCGCATAGCTCACCAAATTCCTCACTGAGTTTAAGTGATTGCTTGTCTAACCGTCCACCGTTTTCAAGGTCACGATCAATAAACCATTGTTTTACGTTTTCTAGTGTGTTCATAATAACTCCTTTGCTATTGCAGCAATAACATTGAATGTCACGCTATTGCCTGCTTGTTTGTATAATTGACTGTTGCTATTTACCTCTTGAGCTTTATCAAAAGCCCAGTCTGGAAATCCTCCACAGATAACGTCCACACTTCCGAATCCTCGAATAGACTCATCTGTGACTCTTGTAATGTCATGTAACTCTATTTCTCCTTCTGTATTATGTATTGCTTTATAACTGGCTCTAGCGTATTTGTCTATTTCACAAAAACCAACGCATTCATGACCAGCAGACTCCATTCCAAGACGAAAGCCACCAATGCCAGCGAATAGATCAAGAAATTTCAAATCTCCACCTCTTCTCCAATTTCTGCTTTTTTATATCTTTCTTCACTCACCACAAACACATTCCCGTTTACTGTGATAGTGAATAGACTTCCGATTTTTCGTTTTTCCGTAACCTTGCCAGTAATAGCGTATTTACTATCAGCGTGATATACTAGCAAGAGCTTCTGTTGTTCGTCTATAATCGACCGTTGCATAAATAATAAGCAGGTTGTTAGTAGGCAATAGCCAATTAAAAAGCGTTTCATTCTTTTTTCTCTTTCTTTGTATCTTCATTTTTTTCTAAACTATCAACCACATGCTTTATTGCCAATGAAGCACCAAGTCTAATAAGGTCATCATGCGAAAGGTTTTTTAAATCTTCTTTTGTTAATTCCTTGTTGCTCATACTGTTACCTCCTCATCATCATTTTTGAAATCTTCTCCAAGTATCTCTAAGGCAAATTTTTGTCCATCTTTTATGAATTTTAACCACTCTTCATCTGATATTATCATTCCGTTACCTCCTCGATCTCAATCCCTTCACAATCAAACACCCAGCCGAAACCAGCTTCTTCTAATTCTTTGCGGGTGTGACTTTTTCTAAAAAGCCCATCAATAAGTTTTGCCTTAAATAACCATGACTTTGACCCCACCCCATAGTATAAATAGTTGGTTCTTGAATCCACACTCTTCATCTTCACAAGATACCGCTTCTCTTTCTCCACCTCGTAGCCGTCAAGTATAGCTTTTATTAATCTTTTTCTGTTTTCAAGTTCCCTAAATCCTTCACTCAAGTCTTTTAATTCTATGCCATCGTTATTTTTTAAATAATAACCAAAACCGACTCTTGAAATATAATATAAAGCCTTTGTAACATCACTTTCACAATTAAAATCAAACGTTTCAAGGAATTTCGCTTCTTCTTCAGATACTTTCACTTTCTGCGGTTCGTCTAGTTGTTTCACTAAAACCAAAACATCTTCCAAAGCAACATAATTTTTTTCACCATACACTCTATCTGAATTTGCATTTTTCTCAATCAATTCTTGTTTATTCATTCATTCAACCTCCTCAATCTCAATACCAGGACAATCAAACACCCAGCCGAAGTTGGCTTCTTCTAGTTGTTTGCGGGTAAATTTAGTTCTAAACGGATACCACTCACCACACCAAAATATTTTACCGTCCTTCTCGCATAAAAACTGAGCATGGTTTTTGTGGTTTCTTGCTTTTGGCATAGAGATACGATACTTCGGTTCTTTCTCGACCTCGTAGCCGAATTGGTGCATGTTGACGAGGATTTGAATAGGGTTGCCTTCGCAATCATTAATCCAGCTAGTAAACTCTTTATTTTCTAATTTTTCAAGCTCATCCCCGAAAGCAATCCAATCCCAAACATTAAATTCAAAAACATCCTTATTCTCTTCATACCACTCCGCCACAAACTGCGGTACTACGACTTTCTGCGGTTCGTCTAGTTGTCTGACTAGACCTAGTACAACTTTCTTGTCAACATACGGTCTATATTTATAATCTTCTGCTGGTAAGGCTTCAATTTTCTCAATCAATTTTTGTTTATTCATCTTCTCGTCCCTCATTATATTTCTCTACCAATTCATGCAACCAAGACCACGGTTCAGTTTCTTCACTGATTGGCTCAACGTCCCTTTCTTGTAACCAAGCGGAGAAGTTAACCACATTATCAATATAGATTGTGTCATAATCGCCCCAATCCCAAACAGTCAATTCAATTTCTGTTTCTATTCCGTTTTCATCTTCAACCGTGATTGAACCATTTTCAACCCAAGCAGTACCATAACATAAATCACAAGTCCCCGTTTGTTCTTCTTGGAAATCCGAGTTGTATTCTGTTACTTTATACTTCATCTTCTAACTCCTCCAACTGTTCTTTATACCTTTTCAGTTTCTTCTTCCAAAAATCACGCTCTGCGCTTCGTGAGTGTGCAAGTGACTTCACGCAATGTTCAGATAGTCCTTCAATCCTTGCTTCCGCTTTTTCAATTGAATGTTTTAGCGATTCAATCATTTGTTGTTTAACTTTCATTTTCGTTCATTCCTACGATTTCAAGTTCAATTCTATATTTCTTGTTTCCAGACTTTCCGCCGTGTCTAAAATCCGTTGATTTGATGACGTGATAATTATCATCCGTCCAAAATTTCGCATCTGTCAAGCCGTCCAATAGCGCCTTACTCGTAGGCGACCAGTTCGGCGGGTCGTATATGCGATTAGTTGGAGCGAATACCCGAACAATCACTTTACAAGGCTTTTCCTCGTTAAAAGGTAAGCCAAAGTAATCTAGTAGAGTATTCCGCCCTTCGTAATGTGCTAACTGTCGTAAAAACCTTGTGATTTTTGCTTTTTGTTGAAAATGCAGTCTGTCATTCGCTGAAATCATCTGTTTTCTGTCAAGTTCAAATTTTAAAATTAGTTTTTCCATGATTTAACCCTTTTGTTAGAATGGGAGGTCATCCGAACTGATGTCAAGCGGGTTTGTAGTTGCACTTCTTGAGAAATCAGGTTCTTGTTGTTGTGTTTGCGGTCTTTGTTGCCCTTGGCTCTGACCTTGACTATTGCGACTTTCTAACAACTGGAATTGTTCTGCAACTACTTCGGTTACATAAACCCGTTGCCCTTGCTGATTGTCGTAGCTTCGTGTCTGAATGCGTCCAGTAATTCCAATCAATGCGCCTTTTTTCGCCCAATTCGCAAGATTTTCTGCTTGTTGTCGCCACATAACGCAGTTAATAAAATCAGCTTCACGCTCGCCATTTTCGTTTTTAAACGTGCGATTGACCGCAAGGGTAAACGTAGCGACTGCCACGTTTGACGGGGTGTAACGTAGTTCTACGTCTTTCGTAAGTCTTCCGACAAGTACGGCATTGTTAATCATGTTTTAGTTTCCTTTCAGTTTGTTCAAAAGCATATCCGCTTGTTCTACTTGTGATTCTTTAATTTGCTTGTAATCTGCAACTCCTAAATGTTGCAAGAACCATTTCACAATTGAGCCATCTTCCTTGCCTTTTTCGGTTGAAATTTTAGCAATTTCTTTCAGATAGTAGTTTGCTTTCTCAACCGAGATAACAGGTTCATCTTGTTTTGGTTGCGCTTTTGGTTTTGCTTTGGCTTTTGGTTGTTCAGGTTCGTTCATATCGCTTGGATACTCGTCCACATCCTTCTCACCAATTCCAAACAATCCTTGCAAAGCGTACTTACGAGCGTAAGAACTTACTGCACCAGTCCATTGCGGAGTTTGCATTTGCTTGACTTGTCCTTTTTGAGTATTGAATACTGGTACTGTGTCCAATTCCGCAAATCCGACTGATTGGAATTGTTTTTCACCGTCTGTAACGGTTGCGGTTGATTTTACAAAGATACGATCACCAACCATGAGCAAGTCATCTAATACTGTTAATTCCCAATCTGTATTAATTTCTTTAAACTTCGTGAAAATTTCTTCTGCATTACGGAAAGCATAATTTACACCTTGTTTTTTTTGCTTTTGCAACTGCATTTTCTTTTGTAATTCTGAAAAAGATAATTTTGTCATGCGATACCCCTTATCTGATACTCAAATTCTTGCGTTCTACCAATTCAGCGCCCAAAATTTCAAGGCCATTTTTTAAATCTTCTTTCAAGCGTTTCTTGTCAGCTTTCCACGTTGCAACTTTATAGCTTTCCGGAAGAAGCAAGTCGTCCACTTCCACGGCTTCAGATTTTCGGAAAGATACCTTGAATAGTTTAGTGTCAACTCGGTCATGTCCGGTCAAATCCATGCTTTCTTTCAATACTTCTTTCAAACGTTCGTTTTTGCGTTCGTCTGCTCGGTTGAGTTCAGTTAGTCGCTTGATCTCGTTCTTGCGTGCTTCAATGTCCGCTTCGTTGTTCTTGATAACCTTGATATAATTTTCAACTTTTTCTTCGTAGTCGCTATTCCAGTCGATACTTTCAAGCGTATCTGCTTTTGTTTCGTCGTCCAAGTCCATGTTGTAAATTTCAAGGAATTGTCCTGTTAATTCGTATAATGTCGCCATGTTTTAATTCTCCGTTTATATTTTTTCTATGCGCTCCAATATTCTTTTAAATCTACTGCCATAACCGTAGCTAGATTTTTCTGCTCAGTCAAAATCTGTCTGCGATACGGTGCAAGCCCCGCCTGTCGTTCTTCTTCGTTGCGTGGAAGATAATATCCGCTCGGTTGTGTCTTCTTCGCTACGATTGGATGCTTGAAATTCACTCGCAAGCTTTCAATCACTTCTTCCAGACTTCGTTTTGACAATCCAGTTTCTTGTCTGATTTTCTCAGCTTTGATTGGTTCTTCAAAACTTGCACGGTTGACAATCAAATTTAATACGTTTGTTTCAATTTTGCTCATTGTTCTACTAATCATATTCCCTCCCAATGAATATAAATCTTAATCCTTCACTTCCGCATTTTTCGCACTCGATAGGCGGATAACTGTCAATCACTTCAAATTCATGTCCGCAGTCACAACAACCGCAATCCTATATATAAAGGTTCATTTTATTGCTCCTTTGGTTGTGGTAACGCTAGCAAGTCTTGTCTAAGGCCAACTGGTGCTTGTGTGTCAAACGTGAATTGACGGTCACAATTTCTGATATTCTCACGAGCGATATTGTTAAACTGATTTCTGCCTTGCTGATAGACTTCAATAACCATTCTGTCATGCTCTTCTTGAGCTTTCTTTTTTGCTTTTGCTTTCTGTTCACTATTTGCAATCAATAGCAATATGATGAACAAACAAGTAATGATTGTTGCAATTCCTAAAAATTGGCTTGCTAAAGTTGGTTCTGTCATTTTTTATACCTCTAATAATTTCTCAAGGTCAGCAATGCGCTGACAAAGTATTTGGTTTTCTTCTCGTGCTTCAATCAATTCACGGTTCAAATCTAATGCGACTAATCGCCAATCTTGATTGATTTCGATTTTGGTTGTGTTAAAAAACCATTTTGTAAGTTTGTCTAATAACTTCATGCGATACCCTCGCGATCTAGTAAATTGTTTAAAATTCCGTCAAGTACGTTATAGAAACGATGCCCGCTTGGTACAATGATTTCTTCGTCTTGTTCAATTTTTTTCCCGAAAGCGTATATATTTACTTTCATTTTTTCTTGCTCCATGTTATAATTTAAGTAGTAATTTTAGTAAGCGCCTATTCCCGTAGGTGCTTTTTATTCTGCAAACTGATACACGCTACCGTTCATTGAATAGTAAGTCATTTCTTGCAGTTTACGAATGAATTGATAATTGTCTGTATTTAACAACTTATCTTTCCACAATTCTGATAGTTGATAGTGGTTTTTCTCAAAATCTGCTATCAGCTTTTTTCTTTCTTCAATTGTTAAAATGGTAGTGTCCTCCTGTCTTCTGAGTTATCAGGGTATTTGAAAGTCAATCCCTTTGCACCTTTGGCAACTCGACTGACCAAGCTAGAATCATATATATTTTTCATTTCCTGACCCGTCAAGTTTGTGGTTATGATTGTTTTGTCCCTGGCATCCAGCAAGTTATAAAGAAAATCTTTCTTCCAATTTGTTTGCTCACCTTTACCAAAGTCATCTAAAACCAGATAATCGACTTTCTTCAACAAATCCAACCATTCATCCGTAGTCCGTGCATCTGTCCGATTGAACCCACTTTGGATTTTCTGAAACATTGTCGGTACGTTCATGAATAGCACGCTCTTTGGCTCATTATTGGCTTTAAAGTCAATATTCAACTTCTTGGCGATTGAGATAGCAAGGTGCGTTTTCCCTCGTCCAGCTTTGCCTAAAATAACTGCGTTCCCTTTGCCGCCTTTAAAGTAATGCTTGGCAACTCGTAACGCATAATTCTTGGCTTGCTCGTCCGACTCGTTCGATACTGTGAATGTGCTGAAGCTCGCTTCTTTCATGTCGCTTGGCATGATGCTGTTTCTTGCCATCACATCATAGGTACTTGACAAGATAGACGAGATATAGGCTTCGCCAATCTTCTTCTCTTGCTCTCTTGCCATGTCTTCCCTTTGGCATTCAGGGCAGAAAGTAGGCTGATAAGGTGTTTCCCTTCCTTTGGCCTTGACTGGATGCTTGAACGTCCACATATAGCATGAATGCTTTTTGCATATCTCGTTTTCGTTAACGTAGTGGATCGGTTCTAAACTTAATTTTTCCATTCTTGCTCCTTTTTAAAACGGTAGTGGATCGTCATACATTTGTATAACCGAGTTCCCCTCGACCCTTGATTTTGGAGTTATGTTTTTAGAATTTTGTCTTTTCTGCTCATGCTCTTCCACTTGTTCAAGCGAGGTAAATCCCTCTTTTCTCCAATTTTCCAAAATCGCTTTTAGATATTTAAAACTTGGACGATGGATCTCTGAAGTAATTTCAATAGCATGGTTCAGCAGTTCAAAACTCATTCCATCAAGTCCTACATACTCAAGTAGTTGTTGATGTTGTTTTTCATTGATACGAATACCACTGGTTTTTAGATTTTCAGCTAGACTTGGACTGATAGTTTTATTATTATTATCTATCTCTATATCTTTATCTATCTCTATATCTATCTCTATCTCTCCGTTGCGTTTTGTTGCATTGGTGTTGCATTGCAACGCTTTTCGAGTCTCACGATGTTTGCGAGCCCTACGGGTGCTTGCAGTTTCACTGCCTATCAGTTCAGGAACTTGTTCTAAATTATATTGATAGTTATCTGAAGTTGTAAGTAGTTTTTTGTTTTCTAAAAAGATTAAAGCCATTCTGACTGCTTCGGCATCTTCGTCAATAAGTAGAGATAATTCTTCTGCTAAATCTTCGGCAAGTCCTTCAAAGAATATCTTTCCTTCGTCCGCTAAGCTGACAAGCATGATTTTTAGATAGATGATAGTGATTTCTTCACCTCCGGGAAGTTTTCTCATCAACTTCATTTCTTTTGTTTTAAAAAAATCTTCTTTTAGTTGTAGCCAATAATATCTTCTATTCGCTCTTGTTATTTTTATCATCTCCTTTCTGTTTCGTTCTCGTTCGGGAACTTAATTTGTAAAAAAAATACCCAACTGGTCTTTAGTATAACCAAGTATAGTTGCAACTTTGATTAATTCATCTGCATCAAAAGTCACAAATCCGTTCTCACGCTTTGCATATCGAGCACGGTCATTCCAACCAAGAGCCTTCGCCATGTCATCTTGTGTCATGCCTTTTGCGATACGCTCTGCTTTAATTCGTAAACAATCTAATTTCATATTATGTCCTTTCTTTATTTTTTGTTCTCGTTTGGGAACAATTAAAGTATATCATGCTCGTTCTCGCTTGTCAACACTTTTTTTTAAAAAAATAACATTTATTTTTAATTTCTTTTTATTTGTACTTTTACGGGAACAGTGATATAATAGAATAAAGATAAAAAAGGGGTGAGGAAAATGAGAAACAATGCTGAAATAATAGAATTGATAAAACAAATTTGTAATGAAAAAGGAATATCTTTAAGTGAATTAGCTAGAAGAACTGGAATGGCGAAATCAGCAATATCAAGATATTTCAATTTAACAAGGGGTTTCCCTCTTAATCGAGCAGACCAATTCGCAAAAGCGTTGGGAGTAACTCCAGAATATCTTTTAGGAGTTGAGCCAGTAACAGAAAACAAAGAACCCGAATATACTTCATCCGACCTACGCAAAATGGCTGAAAATGCTAAAACATTCGACGGTAAGCCTTTGAATGAAGATGATATTGAAGCCATTCAAAACATAATAGAAATATATCTAAATAAAAAATGAGCATTGAAGACATTTGCCAAAAATACGGTGTCAAGATAGAATATTTTGATAACGACTTGTGGAATAGGAATGGCATCTATATTGACGAAATCAAAGTCGTGTTTGTGAGTAAGGACTTAGCACCCGAAAAGCAGAAACAAGTCATATTGCATGAGTTAGGTCATATAGACCATACTGAAAGAGAATACCAAAATGCGCTGATAAGATGCGAAAATGAAGCTAATCGGAATATGATACATCATTTACTTGTAGATGCTTTAGATAAATTAGAAAATCCGTCTGATTTCAATTATCTTGACTTCATGAAATTTTATAATTTAAAAACCACGACTGATGAAGTCATGGTTATGGAAGAATACAAAGCGTTATTAAATTAAAAAAATGTGCAACAACTGAACCACAATAAAAGCTGTTAGGAGGGTTCTTATGGAACAGGAACGTAAAGTTTTAGGTATTTTAGCTATTATTTTTGGAGCACTTGCTCTACTTGGCTCTTGGATGCCTATCATCAACAATTTTTCTTTCATTCTAGCAATTTTAGCTTTAATTTTTGGAATAATCGGTTTCTTAGTAAACAAAAAACGACCAAAAACACTAGCTATTATCGGAACTGTTTTATCTATTGTTTCGATTGCTATCGTGCTTGGAACTCAAGCTATGTATGCTAAATCACTTGATAAACTTAGCAAAGATATTGAGCAATCGGCAACTTCAACAAGTTCATCAAGCGACTCTTCACAAAAACAAGAGGATACTAAATTTAACTGGACAAAAGAACAGTTTGATGCACTTGTGACTGGTGATATTGCTAATAGAGGTGCAGGCGGTTCTAAATATGACGATATTATTAAAGAACACGGCGAACCAAGCGACACTAACACAACTACAGTTAATGATCACGAAAATAAAACAATCTCTTATACTTCGTTTGATAAAGAATACAAGAGTGTTATTTTATCATTTGCGAAACAAGAGGATGGCTCATTCTTGTTGACTACAAAAGTTGCAACAGGTCTGGAATAAATTCAATTCTTACGCTTTTTAAAATAAAAAATCCCACGCTCTGAAAGTTTGGCGACTGCGAGCGTGAGATTATCATGTATAAAAAACAACCATTAAAAAGGGCGTTTTCTTATACTCTATTTTATCAAAAATAGGGGGTAAACACAATGAAAAACACAAACAAAGTAGCTATATATGTTCGTGTTTCAACCACAATACAAGCTGAGGAAGGTTACTCGATAGACGAGCAGAAAGACAAGCTGGAAGCCTATTGCAAAATCAAAGACTGGAAAATATACGATACTTACGTTGACGGTGGTTTTTCAGGCTCAAACACAAAACGCCCCGAACTTGAGCGCTTAATAAATGATGCGAAAAGAAAAAGATTTGATATTGTGTTAGTTTATAAACTTGACCGTCTTAGCCGTAGTCAAAAAGACACGCTTTTTCTAATCGAAGATGTATTTTTAAAAAATGACGTTGCTTTTATCAGCTTACAAGAAAACTTTGATACATCTACGCCTTTTGGTAAGGCTTCAATCGGTATGCTCTCAGTATTCGCCCAATTAGAGCGTGAGCAGATAAAGGAAAGAATGATTTTAGGCAAGGAAGGACGAGCCAAAAAGGGAAAAACAATGGCTTGGACGACTATTCCTTATGGTTATGACTACTCAAAAGAAACGGGCATCTTATCCGTAAATCCAACTCAAGCGCTTATTGTCAAGCGAATATATGAAGAATACTTAAACGGTAAGTCAGTAACTAAAATCATTAGGGACTTAAACAAAGAAGGACATATCGGACGAAAAAGACCTTGGGGCGAAACGATAACAAAGTATTTACTTAAAAACGAAACATATCTTGGTATTGTAAAATACCGAGGGCAAAAATACGACGGTCAGCATGAACCGATTATCTCACAAGAATTATTTGACCTTGTGCAGTTAGAACTAAAAAAAAGACAGATAGATGCGCTTGAAAGATATAATAACCCACGACCATTTCAAGCTAAATATATGCTTTCCGGTTTGCTAAAATGCGGTTATTGTGGAGCATCATTAAGAATACACGTTACGCCAAAAGATAAAAACGGGCGTTCGTATCATAAATATCAATGCGCAAATCGTTTCAAGAAAGAAGTAAAATGTAAATCCGGCTGGTATTCTCGCGAAGAATTAGAAAACAACGTTTTGAAGCAGTTATCAAGAATTAAGTTAGAACCGCAATACCGCAAAGAAACGCTTGCCAAAAATGATGAAACGATGAAAGTCGAAGAAATAAAAGAACAACTTAAAAAACTAAACAATAGACTTGAAAAGCTGACCGAATTATACTTGGACGAGATCATCACACGAAAAGAATTAAACGCCAAAAACGAAAAACTAAAAACCGAAAAAGCATTTTTAGAAGAACAACTAAAAAGCAAGAAGAAAAACACAATCAACTTACGACAACGAAAACTTGCTAGACTTTTAAAGGATTTCAATCCCGAAAAATTAAGCTATGAAGATGCTTCAAAAATCGTAAAATCTGTCATAAAAGAAATCGTTGTCACAAAAGAAGAAATGAATATAACGCTAGACTTTTAAGGGTTTAGCGTTATTTTTGTATTTTGGTCGAAGTGATAAT